TTGGAGAAATAACAGAGTATATGCAGGACTTGCTTGACTTGATGTCTGAGTTTCAAAAGCTTCAAACGCGCATAAATAATATTTTAATGGGCGCTGCTTCAGCAGCCTCATCAAGCAGCAGAAAGGCGCGAATCGCCGGAATTAATACTGCCAAAGGGCGCCTTTATAAAAATAATGTTACTGAGATGACAAGACTCCAATACCCCTTGTATATGTTAAACAAACATATTGGGGGGATCGCATTTAACTATTGCGACCCCGAGGGCGACCAATATATATGCAGCAATGTGGTGCGACTCACATAGAGTGAAGGATAAAAAATGGCTGACTCTAAATTTTTAAAATTTCAAGACAAAAACAACGATGGAATGGTGGATGCATGCGATGACATGCCGATCACTCCTGCGCCCAAGTGCCCCGAAGGTTGCTTGCCGAATCCGGCATTTATGGTTCCGGATTGGAAAAATCGCTCTCACGATGATCCCTTTCTGAACGAAAAGATAACCAAATATCAGATCACTATTCGTACCAAGAGCACCACGACTGGGGCTACCGATGAAATGACGGATGTCGAAGTGGAGAAAGCCCTAACGGCTCTCTATAAAGAGTATGAAGACACAGCAATAGAGTGGCTTCTCAGTATCTATAACAAAGACACTTCGTCTGTCACTGAGGATAAGGTCCGCGAAGCTTTAGAGTATACAGACTTTTATCTCCCCCCTCGACCGAAGTCCAAACTTCTTCTCCTTTATTCCATTGATTGTCAAACTTTCAACAACCTTGGCGAAGCTGGCGCCGACGACGAAGAGGAAGACGAAGAAGCAGAGCCGGTTACTTATAGTGTTGCGGGCTTGCGTGAAAAAATCTCCAAAGTCAATAAGGGCTTGGGTCTCTACAACCGCTATAATAAAGTTTATTCTTTTGTAGAGGGGGGCGGTTTATATTATTTAGAAGGTCCGACTGCGGGAGCTATTTTTGATCTTCAGCGGTATGGATATAAGTTCTGGCCCGATGGCACCATATCTTATCTGCGGCAGCTTTATCGAGACTTAGATTGGTATTTGAATGGCAAGGGGATCAATTTGCCGGGCCCCGGGCGTCTTGGTGGGTTGTTTATGGATCGCGCAACCACTATCGAGTTCCACTTTAACAAAAAATATCAATTGAATAAATTGATTGTGTATACTGACGAGTGCGGGCTAATCCCGAAGGTTTTCAAAAAACAGAAACTAAAGCCGCTCAATGGAAAAAATTCCTGGGGTGACCCCACAGCGGTGGCTTATTTTGCCAAACTAGATGATATGATTATAGATTTGGAAGCGCGTGACCCCATGGGGTGGTTAGAATTCGTAAAGAAGCACACATATCCTGAAATTCATTCTGTTGTAAATGCTGGATACACCAACACCGATCCTGAAAAGAGTGTGGGGAGTTGTATCGCTAATAGCCTGATAGACGAGGGCAAGCAGCTCGGACAAGACATTTTTGACGCAGCTTTTAGTTTGGGAGATGTGATTGCAGCCGCTTTCAACAACAAGAATTGCTATAAGACCGTGGAAGAGCTTCGCGAGGCTAAAGGGATGCAGGGCAATGAGGGGCTCCCCCCTATCCCCTGGGAGGCCCGCAGAAAGAACTGGATGACCAACAAAGAGCTTAAAGAGCTTGAATCGGCGATGGGCGAGTCCGGAAAAGAATGGGTAGACAACTACAAGAAAATTCGGCAGGAATCGAAAGGCGAAGCTAGACAGGGTTTCCTTAAAAACTTTCTTAGTGCTTCTCGGGCGCAGGCGTGGGAAGAAGTTGAAGAAATGGATCCCGCCATTTTGGATATGTGCCTCAAAGTCGTGATGTTCTTAACCGCCCCTAAGTTGATGATTCACTCAGCCTATGCTAAGTCGTTGGGCGAGCTTAAGTGGTGCGGACTGCTTGAGCTTTTAGCTAAGACTGCTCAATGTTTGTTTAAGGGGCTCACTCTTGAGGAGGCGTTGGGTGGCATTTTGGAAAGCGCCTTGAGTTCTATGTCTATTAGAAATTTTGGCAAGTTGGTTGTGGGCCTCCCCCCAGAGAAGCAAGCAGAATTAGACGCTCTGGTGAAGAAGAACCTGAAGGAAGGGAATATTTTCAAGGAAGGGAGTCTCAACCAAGAAACCTCCGATGCTGTGGCAGAGCTTGCCGCCGATCCCGATAGCATTGAGAAGCCGTGGAATAATGAAGAGGTTGACCAAGATAACACCTCGGCAAAGACTTCGATGGGAGATATTTTTAGTGGACAGAGTTATGACTCGCAGGATGCGAAGCCTAGGACTCTTGCCCAGCAATTTGATGGATCCTCTGGCGATCAGCTTAAAACAACCGTCTTGTTGCAAGCTTACGTTAGAGCACTCTTGGAAGTGTATAGTGAAAACTTATTGGATTTGCTTGATGAATTGAACAAGTTCCCCGGCGCCCCGTTGGTTTTCCAGGCGATTGCTATGTTGGATTGTCCCAAGGAGCCTTTATTTAATCCAAACTGGATGGACTTTATTAAGAGTTTGGAGCTGCCCTTGTGTCGCAATCAGAAGCGCATCAGTTGGCCTTATATGCGTTGGCCAAGTTTTAAATCTTGGTGGCTGTGGCTTAAAGAAAAAGTTCGAGCGCTGGCAGAAGAGCTGTGGTATGAGCTTAAGCGTAAGATTTTGCGCATATTGTTCATGAAGTTGTGTGAATTGTTGGCAAGTGCGGCGTGTAAAGCTTTAGAAGTGGTGGGTGACGCTATCGAGGCCACATTTTCTCAAAATACTTTTGGCGACTTGGTGCGGGAAACTTTCTGCGGAGAGGACACTCCCAATGAACAACTAGAAGATACCATCGTGGAATTGGCTTCCACATTGGGTATGGGCGCAGCCGCCCTAGCCGACACAGAGCAGACAATGAACTTCTTCTCGGACGCCTCTTCGGTTGCTTCGGAGCGAGAGTGGGCAGCGCTTTTTGTGGGAGAGCCGGTCCCCGAAGCTATTGGCACCATCTATGATTTGTCACAGGATGAATACAGCGAAGAATTTGGAGAAGTTTTCAAGAGCCCCGAGGATGTGGCAGCTCTTTTTAAAGCCGTTGGCAATACGATGCCCACAGAACACAAGCGAAGATTGGAAGCCAGCTTGCTGGTTCCCCCCGAGGGCGCTCGCCCAGCCAATCCCTCATTGTGTGCAACGCCTCAAAAGTTGGAGGAGTGGTGTCAAATGCGGCAAGATATTTTGGAAGGCCGCGCCACCACCGATCAGGTTGCTCATATGTGCGAGCAAGGAAGGCAACAAAATATTGATGACCTCATAGAGATTGGCAATCTTATGAACTCCACAGACGGGGAGGATGGACTAGGTGAATATATTGCTGCCAATATGCCTCCGCTGGTTTCGGCGCCTGGTTGTGATAATGGGATGATTCCTTATGAGGACGAAGACATGATTGCGACCACTCACAATGTTATTGGTGGAAGCTTTGAAATGCTGCAAGACGCCTTCTCAGAAGATATGCTGGGGAACGGGCCAGGGGAGCGCAACTGGGGTATGATTAATATGATTATGGCTGATACCATGGGCAACCCCCTCACTGTGCATAATCGCAAGTCAAACTTGCAAAGAAAATACGTTGATTTTACCATTCCCCAAGAGAAGTCTCCATTCTTTTTAAACCAGGACGATGAACTTGGTTTTGGAAACATACCCAAGACCACTCGGCAGCGTGGAGCCTTCCCCGACAAGGTGGCAGTGTGGCTTCAAAACAAAATGGGATCGTTGAATATTGATTTTTCCTCCACCAACGACAAAGAGGGGAGAGAAAGTTTTAGGCTAGAAGTGGAGAATAAATATGGAGGCCCAGCCCAGCTTCGGTTGAGTGACGCCATTAGCAGCGTTGACGTGGGATATAACGTGACCTATAAGGCAGATTTTGAAAATGATACCTATATGCTCATTCGAGAGCCTCGGAAAAAGACCCCTGATTTAACTTTAATTTTCAAGGACAACAATGAGGGTTTGGCTTCTTTAGGAGATGGACAAGCGCCCTATGCCGCTGGCTTCAAATTGAAAATGTACCTATCAGATTTAGAAGAAAAGGACGATCAATGGCGCAATGTTGCGGGTAGTAATGTTCGCGTAGAGATTTTCAATCTAATCAATTTGATTGGACAACTTACCACGAGCATCAAGGCCCAAGCGGCAATGGCTACAGATAAGGAGGCGATGGAGGCTCTCTTTGATGCGCTGAAAGATGGTGATTACGATATAGAAGAATATCGTTATGAATTCATGTCTTTTGATGAGAACGTGTTTGAGGGTGTAGATATGAGTCAATATCCCCAACTTGATGCTTGTTTTAGCGGCTATCAAACATCCGCCCCCCAATTGGTTCTTTTAAAAGAAATGATGTCACAAAATGGCGCAACTTTGGGAAGCGCGAACGCCTTAAAGTCAACATATGATGGGATTATGCAGACGATAACACAAAAGATCTTCACAGATATATCAGAGAATGAGGCTGCGTTTAATTATGGCGCCGCTTTTGATGATTTGTCTTATGATGATGTGGAATATGTTGTGGACAGTGGACAAACCAATGCGCCAGGTGGGACTGAATATGCAAAGGCAACTGTCACCAATGATGAGGGCAAAGACAAGGACATTCGTAACAGCGACCAGATTCTAGGCGTTAGCAAAATGCAGTGGAAAATTGATAATTTAGGCGACACGCGCACCAATAGGGTGTTCTATTTGGATCCGCAACAGTATGGCGGCAACTATATGAACCCCCCTCTTTATATCGCTCCGGTAGAGAACCAAGGGTGGATGGGTTTTGTCGATGTCCTTTTCCCAGATATGATGGCTTGCAAGCCGCGCTACTCCGACCTGATTGACTTTGAAGACATTCAGAATAAGGTTAATGAGGGGTATGAGACTATTCCTGAAGATGTGCGTTTAAAATCTGATCCGGATTGTGTTGTGGAGTTGCCTTATAACAGAATTTTAGAAAGAGCTTCAGTATCCTGCATTCAAGGAATCATCATGTCTGCTATTCGTATTTATGTCAGCACCGCAATGATTAAGTCGATGGCTACCTTTACCAAGTTCAATCCCAGCTTCACAGATACGTTTAGTTCGGTTTATGCATCTTACATTGTGGAGGTTATGGAAGCCAGCTTTAAAGACGCCCAGGGTGCTTTTTGGGAAGGTCTCACCACTTTTAAGGATGACGAGTTTTGGTATGCCTTCCTCGAACAATCAGTTCAGATGTATGCGAGACTTGTGGACTCTGGCGATATTGAAGATCCGCCCGAAGAAGTTTTGCGCACCTTAAGCGAGTTGAATGATATGCAGGAGAGCTTTTATGAAGGATATCCTGATCGTGAAGACAGAAGAGATGCTTTTTGGGGCGGCGAGACTCGTCGGCTCTTCCTTAAACAATATCGAGAAGACCTTAAATATTATGCCATCTTTAAGACTCAAGACAAGGCGAAGAGAATTCTTAAGGAATTGGTTCTACAAGAGCTTAACAATATGGGCAAGATGATTGTGGGGAATCTCAAAATCGTTGGTATGTCGCCGGATGTGCACAACCTCAACTTCTATTTGTTGCAAAATCTCTGCCAAGGTGGGGAAAATTTAGATGTAGACAAGGAAGTCAAGGAAGAAATTAAAAATCTTCCCACCGAAGCTGCCGAGGAACAATATACTAGCGGTGGCGAATTGTATGTTTTGGCGAGCGAAGGAGATACTTTATTCGAAGAGGGTGATGAATATAAGGGATATTATTATGTAAAGATCGCCGACGATGGAGGTCCCGAGTGGTTTGCTGGTGAATTCGAAATAGAGGAAGAAGCACAAAGCTCGCTGGCTCCTTTCGCCAATCAGATCACACTGCCTATCGGCGATGTGAGCGAGTATAATACGAGCGTCACTATAAACCCTGCGCGCCCCTTCGTTATACAGAAGTACATTTCTATTAATGGCTCTAAACAGTCTACCACTGCTGCCTTGTCAACCATCAAGGGCAACAACCCCAGTTTGAATATGTCCGACGTATATCCAGGTTCTATGCGATTAGTTAAGGATGTGAATGGAGAAGAAGTTGGGGTGGTCGGGGAGATGGGCGTTCGTTATGGGCTGGAATTTTCTATTATGCACGGCGCAACCAAGGTGCCGCTGGCGACTGTTGAGGTTGACGCGCTTGATCTCCCTATCGCCGAGACCGATCCCCTAAACGGAGATAGCAAGCTCTTGTATTGTTTGTTGTTGAACTTGGAAAAAGAGGAAGCCTTCCGACTCGTAACGGGATATATTTTCCCCCTCAATAAGATGACAGCTATGGCAGCAATTTATAACGATATGGGCTTCTTGCAGTCAATTAACCAAACAGCAGTCAGTAAGGATAATTGGGGTTCTGACGAGGTGAGTGAGCATCCTGGTATGAACATCATGATATACAAAGAAGCATCTTCTGACGAGGTGAGCATTATCGAGGGTCACGGCTCTACCGAAGGTGCGTGGTCTCACCCTGCTAATCGAGATAGAGGACCATTCGGTGTGTTGGGTCTATTTAATCTTAAGTATGGAGAGTGGGATCAGGAATTACTGCGAAATTCTAAGTCAACTATTAAAAGAATGTTCAAGACACACTACAATATGAGAGATTTTGATGATGGCGAAGATCGTATGAAGAGCCGGGGCAAAATAATGATACAGCAACTGAAGGCAGTCCTGAAGCCTGCTCCTGGTGCTCGATTGTTGCCCTGGTGGAAGAAGCGGATGCTTCGTTCTAACCCGTTCAACAAGAATGGCGAATTGTGTAAGAAATAGGAGGATGAACACATGGCATGGTCATATGGAGTAAAATTACCTTTGCGGAAAAGTAGCGCAGATGGCTACCTGATGCTTAAATCGTTGAAAGCCACGATTAAGCAAAACTTTAAAATGCTCATCTTGACCAATCCAGGTGAGCGCGTGATGGACCCTGAATATGGGGTAGGGATTTTGAGCTTCTTGTTTGATAACTATGGGACCGACACCTATCAACGGATAAGCACCAAAATTCGACAGCAAGCGAGTCGCTATATGCCTATGGTAGAGATTTTAAAAATTAATTTTGATTCCTCTGCTCCCGACGGAAATAAGTTAGGTGTTCGAATCGTTTATCGTGTACCACAAATTGGTCTTCAAGATTTACTTGATGTCACTATTTAATTTTGAGGATTTTATATGTCAGATCAACAAAAAAAGATAGTTCCTATTGATTATACCCATCGGGAGTTCGAATCTATTAGACGAGATCTCATTGGCATCGCGGAGCGTTTTTATCCCGATACCTTCCAAGATTTCAGCGAAGGCTCCTTTGCTTCTTTTATGGTGGACACGGTGGCCTATGTGGGCGACCAGTTATCTTTTTATCTCGACTATAACGTTAACGAAACTTTTTTAGACACTGCCTATCAATATAGCAACATCGTTCGACATGGGCGCATCTTGGGTTACAAGTTCGGTGGGCGCCCTTCGACCTATGGGAAGGTTGCTTTATTTGTGCTCGTGCCGGCTGCTTCGGCTGGCTTGGGCCCCGACACCAATTACATCCCCCTTCTTAAGCGGGGGACGACGTTTAGCTCTCTCAATGGCTTGAAATTTGTTTTAACCGAGAACGTGGATTTTGCCAACCCTTCGAATCCTGCGGTGGTGGCGACGGTTAATGACGCAACGGGAGCACCCACCAATTACGCGATTAAGGCATATGGGACGGCGGTTTCTGGTTATTTCGGACAAGCGACCATTCCCGTTGGAGCCTATCAAAGATTTTTAAAAATTCGACTCCCGGCTAATGGAGTGTCCGAAGTCATCTCAGTCGTGGATAGCGACGGTAACGAGTATTATGAGGTGGACTATCTAGCGCAGGATATGGTGTTGAAAGAGATTACCAATCCCAATTTCCGTAACGATAATATTTCTTCTATTCTCAAACCCCTGCTGGTGTCACGTAAGTTTGTAGTTAATCAGACTAAGAATGAGACCGTTTTGCAATTCGGGAGCGGCAAATCTGGTGCAACTAACGTGGTGGCGGAGCCCCAAGCTGTGGCGATGGAAGTTTTTGGTAAAGATTATGTTACCTCTACAACTTTTGATCCTACACGTTT